GTGTCCTTGCCTTATCAAAAAACCTACCCCCCTTAGATGAATTGCAACTAGAACATAATACTTCTAAATTACTTGGATTATCATCGCCACCTAGCCTGCGTGGCACTATATGGTCAACGCTTAGGCGCTCCTCAGTTCCACAGCGTTGGCAACATCCATCTCTTCTAATGATCTGTTCTCTTAACTTACGCCAAGCATTAGTAGATCCCTTATCACTTAACTTACTCATTGCCAGCCTTTAGTCTTTAGATGATGCAATGCTTTGCAATAGTCCGGTATCTCTGGATTGCTTACATCGAATGAATATCTTGATGAGACGTAATACCAGTACATGAAGAATTGATAATCGTATGGCTTGCCTTTAACTGCCTTAGTTCTTAATTGGTAATAGCCATAGTGTGATCCATTAACTGCATTGATATTCCATGATGATTCTCTATGAACTATCTCGTTATGACATTGGTATTGCTTGTCTGTTAATTGATAGTTAGCCAATTCTCTTAGCTTCTTATTTGGCACTATTGAAGCCTCTAATCTAGGCAATACTGCGCTAGATAGAGATATCCCAATAACAACGGCTAACACACGCGCTACGCCTTTCAGGCGCGAGTTGAAGCCTTGATGGCTTCTAGCCGATAGTGTACCGAACATGTCTACTACCATGAACATAAGTCCTGCTCAGACGGCGTGTCTAAACTACTTGTCTGTAGAATAGAAACCTGTTCCCTTAAATGCAATACCAAAACTGCTATAGATTTTACGCATAGGCTCATGGCAAAATCCGCATTCAACATCGTGTGGTTCATTTATAGATAACTCCTTCTCGTAGCGAAGATTGGCCTCGCATCGATCGTTAGTGCATTCAAACTCATAGATCGGCATTACTTCTCGACTCCATGTACTGACTCCAGGTGGTTAAGCATCATTTTGCTTACTTCTATCTGACCCAAGAAGCCATAAGCCGATAACAGCGAATAACCGCAGAAACAGGTGTGAGCAGCTTTAGGTAGCACATTTTTTTCATCGCCTGCTTTTGGCATTATTCATCCTCACAACTCAAGCAATGAGATCGCGATAAGACATAAGCACCGCAACCCTTGCATTTAGATATATCGACATCGGTATAAAGATCCTTGCGACCTTCGAACCCGGCGGATTTCAGTAACTCCACCAGATCGCCTAGGCGGAGCATGGCAACATAATCCTCAGCATGTTCACCTTGTCCATTAAGCCTAAAGCAAGCGAACCCCAATAAGCCGCTCTTGGCTGTCCTAGTTTCGATCTGGCGGAGTGTCCCTGACACATCGAGTCCTGTACGCGCTTTAACCTCGCAATCGAACGGAACATTGAGGATATCGCGGCCATTACCTCGACCAACTGAAGCGCCTTCCCAAGTGCGCCTCAGAAACTCTGCTACTACTCTCTCGGTTCTAAAACCTCGATGCTTACGGCTTTGAGACATTAGACTCCAGAGTTACTGCATGGCAATCTGGACATGACCAGGTAAAGCCAGCCGATAAAGATCCACCAGTTATGACGATCTCTGATACATCGAATTCGCGATTGCAGAGACAGCATCGAGTCGTAATTCCTGAAGCTTTAACGCTTTCTCGGATCTTCTTATAGTGTTCGATAACATCGACATCTGGGAATGATTCCCATTCACCGTCTTGGTTCATAAATTGTAGGCTGCTCATTATCCGCGACCTTTCTGTTTAATCCATTTACCATCGCTACCGATTTCAAGCCAGATAGGTTCACACTTTTCCAAGAATCCGCCTGCTGGGTTCTGACATGAGAACTGCGCCCAAGGCTTGTTATTCTTCTTTGAAACTCCATCGCGAAACTTCATTACTCCATGCTCGCAACTAGGAATATCATCATCGATCTTTGATCCGCCTAAAGATTCCTGGACTAAGGCTATTGCTTCTGATGCGCTAGGTGCAGGTGCTACGGTTTTAGTTGACCAAGGATCATCCTCGACCGGCATCGTTATCTTGTCTGCCAACTTTTCCGCGAATGGCTTAGATAAAGGCTTAAAATCGCTAAGTGGAGGCTTAGATTCTACTTGTCCGACTTTCTCCATATCATCTCTCGTTGCTGTTTGTCCTCCCTTAAGAAGCGTGATTGCTCTGCCAAGACTTGATGAAGCAATATCTTCTGCGTAAAACCTACGCATGTTTGAGTTATAAAGATCCCTAACTCCATGAGCAATATTAGAAGTCGCAGGGTAAGCATCATTAGCATCGCGATAAACTTCTGCGCGACATGTGATAATCCCCTTTTCGACATCGTGATAAGTGATAACAATGTTTGTCCTTCCCATTGGGTAATTTTCAATAAACCATTTATTCAGCATGGCTACTGTCTCGTAATCTTCTAACTTATACATAGAGTTCATTCTCCTCTAATTTTAGTTGGCCACTAATTGCGAAGTACGCTGCGCCATCGATGTAGTTATCGACTTTTCCAGTTTCCATTGATCTTGCGACTTTGACCAGCGCCAGACACATTGCAACTTGGTGAGGCTCGATTGGCATTTCAAGGTATGCAGCCCATAAGGATGCGGTTCTGGACATATTGTCTGACGGATGGCCGTAGTCAAGACCACGATCCTGGATGATGGCTCTAGCTTCTGTAAGGTAATCATTTGCTTTCATACTCTTACCTTATCTTGCTGATCGTAAAACTTGCGCATTGCCCGGCGGCCTTCTTTGTAACCAGCATCAACGCCCATTGAGTAAAACACTACAACTGTGGCTAACCAGCCAACCATCAGTAAAACGATTTCATAGATAGTCATTATGCCACCGCCCATTCTGGGCAGATGGAATCATCTTGATGAAATACTGTTAATACTTTGATGCCGTACTTTTCACCATCGCGCTTGTAATCCTGAAGATGGAATGAGATATCAGCTTCTGAAGTGTTTGCGTATGATTTATTGAAAACCTTGCCATTTGCAAGTTGTACTCGTACATAGTGTGTTGCTTGACTCATTTTATTTGCTCCCGATCCGCCAGAGTTTCTGGCTTCTTGGGATAAGCATGGCATCTGGTTTAGTGCTTGCCTAGCATATTTTGATAACGAAACGGTAACAATTCTTGGTCATCAACATGGTCATCGATTGTCCGATTTAGGTCTGGCCAATCATCTAGCCCTGCCATAGCGCCTTCCATGTACTTGGAATGTTCCATCCTTTTCGATGTAAATCAGGTCTACTTGGACATTCTTGCCATTCTCGGTAACTATGGCGAAGGCCTGCTGCCAATTAGGCGTAGAAACGTATTTGGCGGCTTTTAGATCCATTGCATGTCCTACTTCAACTCCATGGAGAACACGCCTTAAAACCCCGTTAGAAGCCTCAGAAGAGGCACTTCTGCCCGCTCTATGGGTATGTCCCATGATTACGCTCTGGCCATGGCGTTTAGCCTGGTTTAGCGCCGATAGTCCAGGATTAGGATTAAGGCTGCCAAGATCCCCATGAATAGCAATCCAGCCTTTAGCGATAGGCATTGGCGTTGACCAGAACTTGACTCCCATTTCATCAAGTTTTAGAAACTTCTCGAACTTCAATTCTGGCAAGGATAAGAAGGCTGGAATCTTCTTCATGATTACTTTGTATAGTCGATCCGTATGGTTACTGCGAACCATGTGGGCTTCTTTGGAATACTCGAATAGCGACCAGAGAACATCAACTGTTCGATCGCGATCCTGAGCTAGTGTCTGCTCGTACCAGCCCGGTGTATTTTCTGTCCATCGGCTGATTTGTGGCAAGTCGATTTCATCTCCGATAGTAAGGACAGCATCGGGGCGAAACGCTTTAATAAATAAACTGAGATTGCGTACAACATGTGAATCTTCGTAGGGACATTGCAAGTCTGGAATGACTACGGTTCGCTTCATTAATCCTCATCGTCATCATCGTCATAGGGGATGCGGTCGGGTGTTAGTGGCAGCCAGTTAGGTGCAGGAAGAATAGTTGCTGGGTAAGTAGCAGGTTCAAGAAGTATGGCTAGTGCTAATTCAACCGTAAAGCCTGCTCTGCGAAGAGATTTGTAGTATTCATTTAGCCCGATTGTGTACTGGTCGAGAATAGAGTAAGCCTCTAGATCGATAGCCTTCTTTCGTGCCATAATAAAATTATCGCTCTAAAAGTATGTTGTAGATCTCATCGACACGCGCATTGAGTCGCTTAATCTCCGACAGCAAGTGTGTGATCACATATCCCGCTAATCCACCCACTATTGCAAGAGTGGCAATATAAAGATTTAAGTAGTCGTTCGGTGTCATTTTTTAGGTGTCGCATATCCAAACACTCCAGCAACGATTGCACCAAGGATCGCCCGGTAATCGAGTGCGAAGTTAGAAGTTGTACCCCATACAGCCAAGAAGGCTCCGATAGATACTATTGCTGGGTGCTTCATATTCATTTGCTTGCTCCTAGTAGTGGGATTTGAAAGAACGAACCGTCTTGATCGCCCTTGCTAGTAAAAGATATATGGCAATGATGGCGGTGCTTATTGATGCCCGTGTAAGTTCTCCAACGCCAGGCGCTTTTGGCTGAGGCAATTTTGCCATCGAAGATGATATAAGAGATGCGTTTATCAGACTTTGCCAACTGACGAAGTTGATCCGCCAGATCGGGCATGATGTCAGGCTTCGGCTTTCCTGATAGATCGCGGTCAATGTCAATGGCACGAACCCAGCCCTGCTCATCTGGATTATGGTCAGACTTACGAGCTGAGTGCCGACTATCGCCGATCCAGCCATCCGAGGTGCGATCACGATCGCCGAAACAATCATCGAACTGTTCTCGGAGTTGTTTGCCTGCCTTGCATAATTTAGGTTTCATCCAAGTAGCAGAGCGGCTTCTTCGGCTGTCATACCTAAGCGCTCTAAGAGAGCGGCTTTAGTGGCTGCTTTAGCTTCTTGCTCTTTTGCTGCCCACGCATCAAATTTCGCAAATCCATCTTTGAATTGCTTTTCTGTGATTGGCTCGCACTCTAAGAACTGGATTCCTTCGAAATCATCCCCATAGATAACCCAACCGCCTGTAGGAATAAGCATGCCCAAAACTTCATAACCTTTAGCCATTATGCACCTATTTCCATGAGTGTGATTGTTGATGTGCAATTATCACTTTGTACTGAAGCATTAGCAGTACCGTTACCAGACGCAAATTGAGTTTTATAAGTTGTCGCAGAAGTTGTTGCTGGAGAATCCAAATATGTAATTCCTGAACCGCCGACATTTTGTACATTTGAAGTGTTATCGTATCCAGCGGCTTTTTCAAATTCTGCTAAAGTAGTAGCACCTCGTACCAATCTTAAAAACGCGTAAGTATTTGATGCGCCTTTACTAATACCTGTTTGGTGCACAAATACCAGCACTTTACTTGTTGCCGAAGATGGCGTAATCGAAGCGGTTAACCCGGTGTCTACATAAGTGCTTGTAGAAGATGCAGTAACCGTTGCGTAAGTGGCATTTACTACCTGCAACACTTTGCCACCGCCTGCTGGAGCAGCCCACTTTATTCCAGTTGATTCGGTTGAATCTGCTGTTAAAACATGACCATTTGTGCCTACTGCTAAACGCGCCGGAGTGTCTGCCGCAGTAGCTGTAATAAGATCGCCCTTAGCGTCAAGTATTACTAGCGGATCAACTGCAACCCAAGAGAAGTCCAGATCGGTTCCTGAGGCTTTGGCTAGTACTTGGCCAGTTGTGCCGCCCTTAAGGTCGACCAATGCTGTGTCAATATCTTGACCAAGTGCAGCAATGGCTGTAGCGCCATCCTTTACTAAGTCGGTCGATTGGGGAATGTCCCAGCCGAAGTTGGTTGTTGTTGTTGCCATTAGGCTACGACTCCTATCGCGTTAATCCATGTAAGGGTTGGACTTAGTGTGTTCCATGTTTCTGCTGCATTTACCTGCTCCCATTTTACCGCAATTTGGGAGAAGTTTATTGGAGAAGCGTTAAAAGTAACGCTCAGGTTGTTTAGGCTTGCTCGGAATGTCCAGCCTTCGATATAGCCTTGGAATTCACCGTTGGTGATATTGCCGGGTAGGTTCTGAATCCAGACAGGCTGACCTAAAAAGATGTTAATAAGAGCATCTCGATCGGCATCATCGATCTCGGGATTACCTAGAACGAAAGTTATGTTTTCGAATTTGGCATAAGGGTTAGCACGAAGAGCAATGTAACGATCTGCCAAGGCTTCTGCATCGACAGTATTTTTAATTCTAGAAATAAAGGATTCTCCATAGATGCCGTAAAGGCTCTGGCTCTGGGTATCTTCAGCAATATAGTCAAACTGCCCAGTAGATCCGTAGGCTATTTCATAATAGTTTCTTAAATCGCCTGCTCGAGTAGTTGAGGATAAACCTAGGCCATTAGCATGGTTGGCATCAAGGGTTGTGTACCCATTGGCCGCTAAATAGTCTTGGCGATGAGTTTGATCGGCGTACCCAATATTGCCATTTGCATCTTCGTAAAGAACACCAAAAGCCGAATTAGCAATAGCAGCGCAAAGTGAATAAAGGTCTGTCGGACTAGACCCTCGAGCGATCATTTCATAATCGCCTGGTTGATCGATTTCACCTAAACCGATGTTGGCTGCCTCAGCCCAAGTTTCGGTAGGATCATAAGTTGCCCAAGTCTGAGCTGCTGGAACTTCATTCCATTGCCCTAGTAGATATCCCGAAAGAAGGCTGTAGATTTGATCGCCATCATAATCGATAGATAGAACGCCATTATCGATAATTCTAGGTAATTTAGATAACGCTCCAAGAGCGGTGATAGTGGCAAGAGTTGTGTAGCCAAGATCCCCAGCGCGATTAACTGCAATAGTAAAATCTGAAACATAACCGCCGAAGATTGGAACATAAGCACCAACCGAATCGGTTACCTCAACTGCTAGCCCGGTACCTACTGTGAAGTTATAACTTGAGTTATCTAGGTTCATTAACTGCAACTGGCAGTAGCCTGCAACTGGCTGAGAGTTAATATCGGTACGGCCTGAAGTAACAGTCAGGTTGGCAATAGTTACATCTGTAACTTCTTCGTTACCGATTATTATTTTATAGGATGGGGTATAAACGGTCATTAAAAGAAGGCCGCGCTTCCAAGAGTTCCTCGAGCTGAGGAATCATTAAGGATGCTTACAATTTGGCGAGCGGTTGATTCGCTATCGATTGCGCCATTGACGGTGATATTGGTTGTGCCTTGTCCGCCAACATAGCGATAAGCCGCAATAGGTGAAGTAGGCATTGCTGGGGTTACTGGCGCTGCTGGAGATACTGCTCCAGTTGAGAATGAAGCGTTATTAAATGGATTTAGGGCAGAACCGATTTGCTTAGATATATCGATTACTCGCTTGATTTTGTTGTAAAGATCATCGAAGAAATTAACTACTGAGGCTACTGAACTAATTAGCGCACTTACTGCAACGCCAACAACCTCGAAGGCTTTACCTAGAGTCTTGCTTAAAATTGGTGCTAGAACATCTTTAGCAAAATCGGCTAACCCCTTGAACAGAATAAGAAGCGGCTTTAGTTCCTCGCTGTTACTTGTTAAAGAATCACGAACGCTGTTAAAGGCCTTGCGAAGGCCGTCTGTAATCGGAGTCAAAAATTGAATTACCGGGCGTAACTTATCGCCAAGGTTATTTGTAAAGTCTGCAATGGCAGGAATGACCCTTTTAACTAAGGTTTCAACCAAGGGAGTTATGGCTGTGAGAATATAAGCGCCTACTGTTTCCTTGCCTTCATCGAAGGCTACTTGCAAGCGGCTTAACTTTCCTTGGAATGTATCGGCTTGCTTTGATGCCTGGTTTTCAAAAGTGCCAGCGAGTTTGGTTGTGATCTGATCGAATGAAAGGCTTGCGAGTTCAGCCTTAGTTATTCCAACACCTAAGCGGCTAAGGCCTGCCAGGTTGCCTTCCTGAGCCTTTGAAAGGCTTTCTGTAACTGCCTGAAGAGACTTACCACTACCTGCTGAGATATCAAGTGCTAGCGCCTGTAACTTCTGCGCCTTATCAACATCTTTGGTTGCTCGGGTTAAACGATCAAGCGATGGCCGAAGTTCATCATCTGCAACGCCAGTAGCCAAAGAAGTCTGAAGGATAAATTCTTCGGTGCTTTTAATCTGGGCATCGGTAGCCTGAGTAACATTTCGAAGAGTGTTTGCTAACTTGGCTTGAGCCGCTTCATCCTCGATTGCTGATTTAACGCCATCGATGGCCAACTTGCCTGCATAGGCTACGGCTGCCGCGCCTGCGGCTGCGAATGCTGCTCCAGCAATCTTTCCGAACTTAGCAATCTTATCGCCGAAGGTGGCAACATCTTTATCTGCTTTATCAAGGTTCTTAGTGAAGTTATCGACATCAGCAAGAAGCTTGAGCGTTAACGCTCTTGTACCTGTTGCCATTAGCCCCACTCCTTCAAAATCTTAGTAAATGATTCTGTCCACTTAGCCACGATCTGAGGTTGGATCTTTCTCAGAGTTGGATAAATAAACCAGCCCTTAGAGCCTCGACCTTCTCGGCCTGACCAGACAGGGAACTGCTTATATTTGTTAGATCCGAATTCAGTACCGCCCCAAATATCTCTAGTGGTTGCACCACCTGAGAACTTCTGTGAAGCGAAGCCATAAGTAATCTCACCGATACGGCTTGACTTCTTAACCCTAGAACCTTGAGCAATACGCCCCGAGACTTTAGTGTTGTTACCCCTGCTAGCAGTTTGAATAACCTCAGCCCGGGCGAATTCAGCCAGAGCGCCTGATTGGCGCTTGGCCTCATCGTTGGCTTCTTCACCCATATTCTTTAAGGCTTTAAATACCATGCGGAGTTCCGTCTTATCGAAGGCAAGTACTTCATCTGCCACGATTACGCTCCTCTAGTATTTCGATCGCTGTAAGAATATCCTCAGCACTTCGCCAATGATCCATAGGGATCTGAGTGGCTATTGCCAGTTCTACTAAGAGTCGGCTGACGCTTCCTCTTGTATGACTTTTGGGTTTCCTTCACCTACTTCAACATCTGCGACCGATTCCATCCAGACATCGAGTGTCTTAGTTGGCTTGCCGCCTGCATCGCGCTTCATTGCTGAGTGCGTTACATAAAGAATGTCCCACATTCCACCGAACTGGGAGATAACCTTTTTAGTTGTCATCTCCCACTTGGCGTAATCAGGTGGGCGAACCAGGTAAGTGGTTTCCGATCCATCAACATATTTAATTGTTATTTGCTGTTGCATTGTTTGCTCCCGTTTCTATTGTTTAGCTGAAGGTTTCTGTAACTGCGCCCTTTGATACTTTGAAAGTAAAGTCTACTGTCTGAGCATCTGTTCCAGCGCCACCTGCTGTAGGAAATTCTGGCATTACTGGAAATGAGAATACTGCGCCTGTAGCAGCAGTAAGGCTGATAGTGATGTCTGTGTCTGGTGCCGTCTCTGCTGCTGTCCATAGTGCTTCGCATACTGAGTTAGCCTTGCCCCAATCAGCAAGCATTGAAAGCGCAAAAGTACCTTCGATGTTTGTGGTCTTATAGGCTTCGCCATCAAGAGTCTGGTATGTCTCGCGAACATTGGTCTTTGTTAGAACTGCGCTTGTTGCTTGTGCTTCGATATCTGTTCCACCTGAGAAAGATAGAGAAATATCGCGCCCTGTGATTACTACGGTTGCCATATTATTGTCCTTTAGTTTGTTTGTGTATA